TTATAATATTTTGTTTGTGATTACTCCCTTAACGAGAAATACCCGGAGTATCTTAGCTTTGTCTATTACCATCTCATCGAACTCTTCTAGGTTCTTAGGAACTAAGCGCCACTTATTGGGATTATCCTTGCAGTTACGGATATACTTCACGGTCCTGTAATCGTCTGTTATAATAAGGTATGCCTCTCCGGGGAGAACACTGTCCAAACCTACCTCTTTAATAGCAATAATAGATCCGTCATTGATATCTGGAATCATAGAGCGTCCATAAGCCGGTACCGCACAGTCACAATTTTGAAAAGCGGGAATGTGCAGGTAGTAATTAGGAATATTAGTCTGATCGTTGGGAAGTTCATCATATCCCATAGTAACATCAACGTCAAAATAAGGTATTCCTTTTATATTTGAAGCTTTGTCAATATCTACATTAGTAATATGTGTTTTTTGAGGATATATCATTTCACCTTTCTCTTCGGTTATCCAAACTTTGTTTATATTTCTATCGAGCGAACATAAACGTTCTACGAAATCATTAGGTAATGGAACCCTTCCATTTATCACTTGAGAAAATGATGACTTATTTGAGTAGCCTAATAGCTTACCTACTTCTTCTTGGTTATCTGCAATACGTTGTCCAATTAACCACTTTATTGCGAGTTTTATCCTCTCGTTTACTGTCATACAAACTTAATTTATATTAAAAACTAAACAATGTTTATATATAAAGTTGTTTTCTGTATAAACATAATTTATATTTGCACTATAAAGTTAACGCAAAACAATGATAACGCCAAAATAAAAGGGCAATAAAGTTAACAAAATAGATTATTTACTCTAAATCAAATAAGAATATGACACTAAAAGAGTTTGAAGAAAGAACAGGAAAGCCAATCTCGGCAGAAACGTATGATGCCATCGAAAAGATGTACATGAATACTGAACTTGACAAAGATGAGTTTTGCAAATTGTATATGAAAGCTCCAGGAGCACTTGCTGAGATTGAAAAGCAAACGGTATTAGTTCGTGAATTATTTGAGGAAAAAAAATGCATGGCTGATTTCTTGATTGAGCAGGCTGAGAAATGGAGTGCATCAGACCTTAGAGAGAAAGCAATCAGAATGATCGGTGAGAGAGAATATCTGCGTAGGAAAATAGAGAGGGGATTCAACCTTTGGGAAGCAGATAAAGTACTTCTAGTAGAACTATTAAAAGCATAAACATGAAAGTAAGAATCAAGAATGTAACTGGCTCAACATCCAATGAGTGGCTTTTGTGGGAGCTTAAAAAGGAAGCGAGAGTAAAGGAAGGTGATATAGTTGAAGGTAAATTCAATCCTAAAAATAAAGCGGTATACTTTACTAGGGGAACATCAGAATGTGTCGCTTGGCTCGGTGAAACCTGCGAGGAAGTTAAAGAATAAGCTATATAATCCCGGACGGGTTTGACCGCCTTTCCGGGAACTAGAAACTATAAATATAATAATGTATATGGAAAATCAATTAGAAACTATCAAAGCAAATCTGCCTTACGGATACGAAAAGCAGATAGCGAAAGAAGTAGGATGCTCACAGGGTACAGTGCACAATATCCTTAATAATAAGCCGGCTTCTGCTCGCTCAACCTACAAAGCAAAAGTATTGAATGTCGCTGTAAGAATGGCTAATGAAGCCTTGGAAGCTACTAAAGGAGTCTCCAAAGCTGCCGCCGAACTAGAGACTTTGCATCATGGAACTGCAAGCTGATTCTGCTCTAACCAAGCGGGAAAATCAAATAGCGGGACTGGCTGCTTGTGGCTTGGCAAAGAAGGAGATTGCAGACAGATTAGGTACTGCCTACGGAACGGTAAATGTCCTGTTAGATAAGGCCTACAAAAAGACGGGGACCAGCAAATTGAACGAACTTGGTGCTTGGTGGATAAATAGAGTTTTTGCTCTAAATATAGACTTCAAGCAATTACAGAAATCATTAATCGCTCTTTCATTTCTTGGAATTATTGCCTTTCAAATTGCATTTGACTGCAACAACGACCTTAACCGGAGTCGGCGGGCAAGAATACGAAGAAATAGGATTGAAGAAGTATATGAACTCTAATCAATATTAATCAGGCAGCATAGCATAGAGATGCAGATGTGTTTCAGTAATTAAAAGCTCAACACCATTCAAAAGTAAAACAAAGAAACAGCCTAATTAGAGATTATGGAAAATTGCTTCGAAATGATGGTCGCCCGATGCATTAAAATTGGGACGGTGCAAACGCTAACGATGCTGGGACTACTCCCCGAAGTAGTAACGATATCACAAGCGGAAGAAATATACGGAAAACGCCTAATAAAAGAGTGGCGCGAAAAAGCCTGGATTAAGTTTTATCCGGCAAATAATAAGGAAAGAGGAAAATATTATGTGAAACGATCCGAATTGGAAACAGCCAGTGCAATGATGGATTTGCATAATAAAGTTCCGGATAACATTATCAAACAATTAATGCAGATCGCTGTATGAGATATATACCGAAATCATCAGAAGTGTTACAGGCTCTGCAAGACAGTATCGGAAAGCAGATTGCAGAAAGAGAAGAACAGAAAAAGAATTATGTTCCTACTCCTGTAGAGATTAAACCTGATAAAAAAGATATAAGCATAGAGCCCACGGCCGAAGATATTCTTTTAATGGAGGAATATGGACGTGGAGTATATCAAGGAGATTAATAAAACGCTAATATTTAAACAATTATGAGTAAAATTATTGAAGTAAAAGTGGAAGAGCTAAATGCGCTTCCAGCAACGAAAATTGTCGAAAGTGAAAATGTACAGGCAAAATTCGTTCAAATGTATAATGCCATCTGGGGAACAGATAAGGGTGAGCAAATGTATCATAAAGAAGTATTCAACTTTCAAAAACTTCTCCGTGATAATCCTGATTTGGCAGATTCGACAAAGATGTCTCTATATGGCTGTTTTCTTGATATAGCAGTCAACGGTCTTACATTAGATCAAACAGGACATCCACTTTGCTATATACTTAGCAGAAGCAGTAAAACCGGACACAAGAACGCACAAGGATATGATATTTATGAAAAACGTGCCTATGTTTCAGTTACAGGGTATGGCGAACTGACAATGCGTATGCGTGCCGGGCAAATCAAGTATGCGGATAATCCAGTCGTTGTATATGAGGGAGATCATTTTAAAGCATCCTTAGTTAATGGTATAAAGAATATCGAGTATGAAGCACAATGTCCCCGTACTTCAACCAAAGTTATTGCTGCATTCATTCGTATTGTACGAAATGACAACTCGGTAGATTATCAATGGTTAATGGAAGGTGATATCGAACGATTGAAACATTATAGTGAAAAAGCAAATTCGAAGTGGAACGATCAAACTAAAAGACGTGAATTGGGTAAAGCCAATGCACTCTATACTTCGAATAATGGAAGCATTGATCCTGGGTTCCTTGAGAATAAGATGATCAAACATGCGTTTGATGCTTATCCTAAAGTGCGTACAGGTAAGTTTACTATTATGGATTCGGATCAAGAAGAGGAAGAAATTATCGACTATGGCTTGGTGGATGAAGATAAGGTTAATGAACCCGTTCAGGCTGTGGATAATCCTAATATTCCTTTCGGTGAAGAAAAACAACTGGAAGCTCCAGAACCTGTACAGGTGCCAGTCTCCGATGATGATGAAGACGGTGGATTCTAATACTTACTAACCGATTAAAATAAATAATATGGCAACAGAGTTAATCAAAATAGACGAAGCAAAAAATATTCTGTCATCTTTTCCAGATATAATGGGGAAGAATACAAATTCTGTCAAAAAGTGTAATGAAGCTGGGCAAGCTCTCCTTGACACTATCGAAGGAGAAGGTATGAATGAAACAATAGATCAGGCTACAGCCGACTACTTGAAAAAGGTTAGCGTAACACTCAAAAATATGGATGAACGTCGTAAACCTATTACGCAGATATTTGATAGAATACGTTCCTTTTTCACCTCCCAAGAAAAACAAATTGATCCTAAGGATCCTTCAACAATTCCCGGAAAGCTTGTGATAAAGCGCAATGAGTATGCCAAGTTTAAATACGAAGAAGAACAGAAAAGAAAGAGAGAAGCGGAACAGAGAGCTAGAATTGAAACAGAGAAAGCAAACTATCGACAGATAATAGGGGATAGCCTTCTTTCTTATTTCAACCAATATCTTTCAAGTAAAGTTTCTGAATTGCAGGGAATATTTTCCAACTTGACTTATGAAAACTTCGATCGTGAAGTTATAGGAATCACAGTTTTTCAGACCGATTATCCCAAATCTCATTTTGATAAGTTTAGTGCGGATTCTGCGACTTACTATATTAGTCAAGAAACAAAAAAGGAGATTCGCCGAGAGGTTCTAGAGGGCAAATATGAGCAATACGCTCAACAGTATAAGGCAAAGATTGTAAGCGTTAAGCAAGACCTTACCGACCGTGTTCCCTCTAAACGCAAGGAACTTGCAGAACTGGAACAACTTCGTCTCGCTAATGCAGAGGAAGCTGCCAAAGCGGAAGAATTGCGTAAACAACGTGAAAAAGAAGCTGCAGCCAAAAGAATGGAAGAGTTGAAAAAGGAGGAAGAAGCAGCAAAACAAGAGGCTGCACTGAAGGCACAACAAAGCTCTATTGGTAGTCTTTTTATGGAAGCTGCCGCTTCTATTGCTCCTCCACCGACTAACGCCAAGGTGAAAGAAAAGATTGTTGTACTTCATCAGCAGGGATATTTAGAAATATTCCAGATGTGGTGGATAAACGAAGGTCAAACGTTGCCTGTTGAAGAACTGGAGAAAATCTTTAAAAAGATGATTACTTATTGCGAGAAGCAGGCGAACGGTAAAGATCAAAAGCATATCGAATCAAAATACATCCGATATGAAGCAGATGTAAAAGCCAAATAGCCATGTCAAATCCTGATTCATATTACTCTCGTCCGGAGGTCAGTAATTCAGATCTGACAGAGCTTAAGAACTATCTTTATCCCCGTGCTCAATACGGGGATAAAGAGAAGGCATTCAAGTTTGGAACTCTTGTAGATGCTCTTATTACAGAAAACGAGCGTGTAAGATATGATAAGTTAATGGTAGACGATTACGTGTATACGAAAGACGAATTTGAACTAGGGCTTGAAATGCGTAAGGCTCTCCGGAAAGAAGCAGAAAAGGATCAATTTCTAGCTGTCGTTTTAGCACAGTCCGATACACAAAAGTTTATGGTTAATAAACAACAAGAGTTCTTTTATGGGAACTTTGTTTATCATCTCGATACACGGTGTAAATGGGATTGGTGGTTGTCTTCTTTCAACTTTGGAGGTGATTTAAAAACGACCTTCGCAGAATCTCAGGCACAATTCGATGAAGCGATAGATTTCTTTGACTGGGACCGCTCCCGGGCATGGTATATGGATATAGCCGGTAGCCAACAAGATTTTATTTATGCTATCAGCAAGAAGAATTGTAGAATCTTCAAGCATTTTATCACTGACCGGAAACACCCTTCATACATCAGAGGAAAAGAGAAATACGAGGACCTTGCTTTTAAGTGGTGGCAATTAATGGTCTGATTATATTTTACCATAAAACAATATGAATTTACTTATTACATCAAAAGAACAAATATTGGCTGAATTAACCAATATAGATTCATTCCTTAATATAACTATGAGCGAAGATGTAACAGAAGCTGTACAACGCGGCAATGACTTAGCTGTATATGTTGCTCGTTCCGGCAAATTGCTCGCAGATTCAAAATATTGGCTCAATGAGGCAATGAAATCCGAGGTCATGCAGACGCTTGTAGATACGGCAAAAAGTGCGAAAGCAACAGCAACAGCGATAAATGCTCTAGTCAATTCTTTATGTCTGGAAGAGAGATACTTAGTTGATTGGTGCGAACGTTGCAACCGGACGGCAACACATCAATTATCGTGGTGTGTAACTGTAATAAGTAAAGCTAAGGCAGAAATGCAAATGTCCGGAATGTTTAACAACAAAAAGTAATTATCATGAAAAATCTAAGAAGAGTCACAATCGGAATATCCGTTATCGGTCTGTTTACGGCATTATCTTTCTCTCAAAGAGAAGATGCTACAACTAGAGAAATAACTACGGCTGCTGTAATGGGAGTTGTATCAACGTTTAGTATTATCACTTTATCAACTAAAGAAGATTATGGAACAAGCAAAAAATGAAATCAAGAAAGCGATTATTAAAAAGGACCGCTTGAATGTAGTGTACAATGAACGTTTTTCGGAAGCAAACTACACGAATGTAATTAGCAAGAACTGCGATCAGATCATTCATAGTGACTTAAGAGAGACATTTAATCGTCTTAAATTACATCTTGTCGTATTGTGCGAACAGCCGGAAGCTGCCAATATTAATAAGGATAGTTTTACGCCTCCTGGCTATTCAGAGATTCTTGAAAATTACATCATAACAGGCTATGCAAACGATAGTGTCGATGGTGTTTCCGGAATTACTATTATGGGAGCTAAATTACTTCAGTCCGGCAAGGTTGTTGATCTGAAAATCTTCGTACCTCTCCTTGATGCAGACTATCCTTACTATGAAGAATTGAGCATTGATGCGGCAGCTTGTGACGCAGAAGTTGAGAGTTATCTGTTTGAAGAGAAATGGGGAGTCAGACAGGAACGTCTTGATTTTGATACTGACGAACCGGAGGAAGCCGTTATAATTGAAGATAAACCTAAAAAAAGAGGGCGAAAGAAGCAAATAGAAGCTCCAGTTCCTTTAGATGAAACTGCATAACACCAATCACTATAGGGGGGATAATCCCCCCCTACAAAATACTCTAAATCATGAATATCGAATTAAAAGGAGATAATTTTGAATTATCTTTCAAGTATAAACCTTCTATCGTAGATCGGATCAGGCAGATTCCTGGAAGACGTTTTGACGGTGCTAGAAAAGTTTGGATAGTACCTACACGGAGTAGAGTTGATCTTGAAAGAATGATTTATCAGATACAGCAGTTTGAAAATATAAATTGGGTAAGCGGAACTACAAAGAAAGAGGAAGATATTGCTTATGATGTTCCGGAACTTCCAGATCTAACAATTCCGCATAGCTTAAAAATTCAGCCTTATCCCTATCAACTCAAAGGTATTGCCCGGGGATTGGAGCTAAAGCGCTTCATGAACTGCGATGAACCAGGACTCGGAAAGACATTACAAAGTATTGCTACCATCAATCTAGCGAACGCTTTTCCCTGTCTTGTCATTTGCCCATCATCATTGAAAATCAACTGGCAACGGGAATGGGAGAAGTTTACGGATAAAAAAGCAATGGTACTCACAGATAAAGTACGTGATACATGGACCTTCTTTTATCAAACAGGAATGCATCAAGTCTTTATCGTAAACTATGAATCACTAAAGAAATACTTCGTACAACGCATAAAGAAAGCCGAAGGCTGGACGCTGCGCGATGTGGAATTTAGAAACTCAATCAATTTATTCAAGTCTGTTATCATTGATGAAAGCCATCGCTGTAAGTCTGCATCTACTCAACAGGCAAAGTTTTGCAAGGGTATTTGTACAGGTAAAGAATGGGTGATAGAGCTTACAGGAACACCGGTAGTAAATCGGCCTAAAGATTTGATTCCACAGCTGGCAATTCTAAACCGTATGGATGATTTCGGTGGCTACAAACCATTTGTTAACCGGTACTGCTCCGGACAAAGAGAAGCATCGAATTTGAAAGAATTGAACTTCAATTTATGGAAATATTGTATGTTTCGTCGTGAAAAGTCTCTCGTCCTTACAGATCTTCCAGATAAGATACGCCAGGTAAATACATGTGAAATTACTAATCGTAAGGAGTATATGGATGCAGAGCGTGATCTTATTATGTATCTACAGAAATATAAGGATGCCGACGATGAAAAGATTGAAAAGGCTCTGCGAGGGGAAGTCATGGTACGTATCAATATTCTACGGCAGATCTCCGCACGTGGAAAAGTACGCGATGTTATTGAATTTGTGAAAGACTTCCGAGAGAATGGAAAGAAGATAATTCTCTTTTGTTCGCTTCATGAAGTTGTAGATCAATTGAAACGTTACTTCCCCACGGCTGTATCTGTAACAGGTAGAGAATCACCGGACATGAAGCAAAGAGCGGTTGATGCCTTCCAGAATAATCCTAAGACAGATATTATTATTTGCTCTATTAAAGCGGCTGGAGTTGGCTTAACGCTTACTGCATCAAGTAATGTCGCTTTTGTTGAGTTCCCTTGGACATACGCCGATTGTTGTCAGTGCGAAGACCGGGCACACCGTATAGGGCAAAAGGACTCTGTTACCTGTTACTACTTCCTTGGCCGACGCACTATTGACGAAAAGGTTTATCGAATAATTCAAGAGAAGAAAAATATCGCTAATGCTGTAACAGGTTCTACCGAGGATATAGAAGAAAATATTGTCGATATGGTTGCTCGCATCTTTGATTCAGACTATGACGACGAAGAATAATTCAAAACTTAGAAAGAAATGAAAGAAATAGAACTATATAATGACCATTTCCAGAATTATAAAGTCTATGGCATTCCTAAGGCTCAACTAATCATAGCTGATGTCCCTTATAATTTA